CACGTAGGCGTACGCTTTGCGCGCCGCGTCAGAGAACCGTACGATGATCCGGTTCGCGTAATCCACACGAGATCTGGAGACGGTGATGTCTCCAACGGTGTTGCCGTCTCCCGCTGCCACGTTCCACGGCGCATTCCACGTGCCCGGGTACCAGAAGGATAGTTCCTTGTAATACGAGATATTCCGTAACCATCCCGTATTCTTACACAGGTCATCAAGGATCGTGGTTACGGTCACGTTCTCGTAGGTAAGACTGGGTAACGTAGGGCCGCTGGGGGCCATGTTCAACGTCACCCCTGGTAGATACGCCAGCAATATGGTCGCCGCGACCTTCAATGTGCCAGGAGCCAGTGTCAACGTCACCACCTGTCGATCCGCGAGCTCATTGAAGTCGAGAATGTTGACCGACGCCTCGATCTGTGCTGTCGGAGTACCTGACAACCCTGCACTCGTTGGTTGCTTTACCTGCCCCGCAAAGATACGTGTGCTACTTTCGGTCACAATAACTTCATCGTCAATGGTCGGTACTAATCCCCCCAACGGTACCATGTACCGGATCGTGCAGCGGTCCCGACTATTCTGGGATGAAGAAATAGAGATGGCTTGCACATTTCTTGTCACCCCCTTGAATGTAACCGCTATCGCCATTAGCCTAGTCCGTACTCCCGCACTACACCCGGAATATGCGGGACAATGAGTTCAGCCAACGTGCGAGGACCAATCTTGATGATGACCGTCCCTCCCCTAGTCTCACCTCCTTGGAACCGGCGATTTGCGCCACTGAACATCGCCTGCTCCGGTCCCGCTTCACCAGCCAAGAATAACGTCGGGCGTGTAACCCAGTAATTTCCCCCGTATGCCTGGGGATTGGGATTAGGATTGGGGTTATTGGGGTCGCCAGAATCGCCAGGGTCATTAGGGTCACCAGGAGTGCCCGGAGCTCCCGAAGATGAGTAATTAGTATGGACATTGATGCGGGTGTTGACGGTGGAAGGAATCCCCAGTAACGCGTTTGTCAGGTCGGTAACAGCCGTAACAAGGGCTTTGAACCCTGCTTCCAACACACTTAACACCGTCTTCTCATCTTCCAACAACCCCATTTCTCGCGCCTGGTCAATGAGTTTCTGGGTGTTTTCATCGATGGGAATGCCCAGTTTCTTGTGCGCGTCCCATATGGTCTTCAACCAGGGTTCCATGGCCATCAGGGTTTCACGCTCGGTAAATCCGGCGGTGATCATCTGCGCATACATCTGAAGGCCCTGCGCCTCCAGGTCAGCCAATGTTTCAGCATCTAGCGCGCCCAGATTCGACAGCGCCAACGTCAGTTCATTCAGCGAACGTACCCCCTCTACCAGTGCCGCATTTTGCGTCGCTAGATTCTGATAGTGCATCAGAGCATTCAATGCGGCATTGTTAGAGGTGATCCCCAAGTCCTTATACAGCTGAATCAGCGTATCCAACTGCGGACCCATCAGGTCCATGGCCTCCATCCATGACAGACCGGATGCGACCGCCCCGTTGAACGCCGACATCAGGATACGTCCTAGCCGCTCTACTTCTACTGTCGCTCCCTTCCCACCTTCCTCTATCTTTTTCAGGTTCTTCTGAATCTCATCCAGACGTTTCTGATCTTCAACCCCCAGGTCTAGGTATTTGCCCGTTTTGGGGTCGAACTTCCCGGACCCTTCCATCTCTTTATTGAAGTCGATGAGGTCTTGCCGCGCTGTAGCAAATGATGTAGACCATGCGGCCAGCGGGGCTGCTACCTTACTCCATGCGGTCATGGCTCGTGTCAGTTGACCAGATATAAAGTCAGACAAAGCCTGTGATTCAAGTCCTGTGGTCCTCATCAATTTTATAAGGGTGAAAAATTCGGCACCGGCAATCTTGCCGCTTTTCACTACCGCGTCCGCAATCAAGGGGAATACACGGTCAAACGTGTCCAACAGGGTATCTGCCGCACGCCCCATCTCAAGGAGACTCTCTGCACTTCCCGTGGTAGGAGAAGTTCCCCGACGAAGGGCCTGTGCTGCCGATGCGTCCTGGAATTTCTTCAGTCCTTCCACATAAACGGTAAAGGCCTCGGATAGTTTTTGCGACCATTTACCTATGGTTGTGGCCGTGACCCCCCCAGCTTCCTCAATGATCAAGTCTAAATTGAAGATGTCCGCTTCTCGTATCGTCATCGCGAGTTTAGTCCTACTCTCAGCGATTGCCTGCGCGACACCTTCACTGATGGATATACCAAACTGTGTTCTAATAGCGTCTGAAATCCGTTTCCACGCAGGATCCCCCTGCACGGCGGCGACAACCGACCCAACGATTGCACCAATGACTGCGCCCCAGACCCCCCCTCCCTTGGCCCCTGTCATAGCCCCGATAGACGCCCCCGCCATGGCCCCTGATGAAGCTCCAGCCAGTGTGCGTTGTTCGCGTGTTGCAAGTTGCATGGCCGCTACAAAGGCCATGGTCATATCAATGGCAGCCGCTATCCCGGTCAGGTAATCCGCAGGACCACCCTTTGGGAATGCCTTGACGAACGTGTCAGCCGCTGTCCGCATGGTGTCGAAAGATGCAGCGGCTGCAAGGATGGAAGCGCCAAATCCCTCAAACCCTATCATCCCTAACAAGGTTCCGAACTTACTTAGTACGGTACCGACCTTACCAACTGCCTCGTAAAGCTTACCCCATGCGTCTATGGTTTTCTTAAGCCGTTCGAAGTCCGCATCCGTCATACCAGCAATTCCTTTTTGCTGGGACTTAGAGAAACCTGCAGCTTCGGCCCAATTCCCCTTAAACGTCTTACTAGTTATCTTGACTACTTCCTCCATGGTATCGCGCCAAGAGTCAAGAAGTTTTACTTCCGCTAGTTGTTGTGTCGCCTGGTCGGGACCGATGGGAATGGCCGCGATCTCGGCCATTTTTTTCAGGTAAGTTTTGTGGATGTCCTCTAACGCCTTATCCCAGGTCTGCTTCAAGTTCTTCATCTGTCTAGAACTGAACTGACCCTCTAAAAATACATCTAGCGTAGATTCGGCATCGGACAGTTTAGCTGCCGCATCCTCCCCCATCTGGACAAGTCCCGCATGAAATGTGTCGAAGTACGCTTTCGTCTTATCAGTCCCCAATTGACCGGCCTTAATCAACCCACCGAATCGAGCTATTAACGCATCAATGACCGGATTCGCTTCTCTGATGGACTCAGGGAAAGTACCCCATGTTGCGGCCAGTTCCGATATTGCTTCCTCGTTATCCTTAAAGAATTCAATGGGGAGGAATCCTACCTGTTCTGGGGTGTTCAGCCCCAGTTCCTCAAACGACGCGACTAACGCCCGTACCTTCTTATCGACACCGGGAAGTTCCTCGGACCAGGATTTCCAGTACCCCTTCTTATCCCACTCGGCCATCTGCCGCAAGATTGCTTCTTGTTCCCACAACGACCGAGTCAACTCGTCCAGAACTTTGACCGTGCCGGTTATTTCCTCGGGTGCAAGTGTGTCCTTGTATTTCTTATAGTCCGCCCACATACGCTCGGCCCATGCAAGGGGGATGGATGTCGCGTCAGGGGAATCAATAAAGAACCCTAACGCTGCGGCCACGAACCCCTTAGCCATGTTCTCCAAGTCTTGATCATCGCCCCTGGCCGTGTCGTAATACCGTTGCTGGGACTGTAGGTTACGGTCAATGCGCTCTGGCTTGGAAGGTTTCGGTGATCCCTCAGGGTATGCGCCTTCCCGCATCTGGTCTTGATACTTCTTGACGAGGGCATCGAACGCCGCTTGCCGTTCCTTCGGGGTGGCGTCCCTCAACTGGTACATAGCCCTGTCGTATTCTTTTTGGAAGTCGGGCGCTTTGGCTGGCGTAGTGAACTGGGATGCCGTGCCCGAAAGCCCTGAAAGGGGCTGGTTACCCGACCCCCGTAGATCTTTTACTTGTCTCTCGTGTGCTTTACGAGCGGCAATCCACGAATCCGCTACATCCTCATCCCGTGCGCCGTACGCGTACGTGAACAGACTCAGAGCTTGGGGAATAGACATCCCCTGTCTCTTTCCCTCTTGAACCAGGGTCTTCAAAGGGATTTTATTCGTTTTGTCCAACGCGCCGATAGCAAACCCCAGATTCTCTATCTCTGTAACTACACTATGGATAGCGTACCAGGACGCCGATCCCCAGTCGAGTATCGCTTGCTTCCAATCATCCCATGACCCGACAGACTCCCCAATAAATTTCTGAAGGTCTGGAAATTCCGGAAGAATGGCGGACCACAGTTTCTTGAATGACTGGAACAGAACCGCGACCGATCCCATGGTCGCGGTAACAATGACATTAAACACTTGTTCCCAGCTATCCGCGAAATACCTGAGAGTCGCCAACGCCGCTGTTACCCATCCCCCAAGTTTCAGAGCCGTTAACGTGACTCCTAATTTTGTAAACACGGACATAATCCGTGTCACAATTCCGCTCAGAATTCCTTCTGACTTTACTGCTTCAGTAGCCATGAGACCGGTATTTGTGGCTCCTAAAGCCCTCAACCTGCTCATTTCTGCCATCCACAATTTACTTTTCGTGGACATGGCTGTCATAATCGCGGCCTGTTGAGCCGCGGCAAGCATCAATCCCTGACCACCCACTTCCGCCATGGCTGGCGTCATCCCAGGCAACGAGGACAGTCGCGAAGCTTGAGCTGCAGCCGCCGTAATAACTGACGCACGCCTACCCGCCAATTCCCGCGCCTGATATGCAAGCAACCCGGCACTGACCATCGACCCTGCTCCTGGGCCTAATCTACGGGTTGCTGGGCCCGTGGCCTTCGCCCCTGCCGCGCCAAATGCGGTCGAGGCCCACCCCAAAGACTGGGATAAACTGACGGCCCCCTGGGCCAGCGCATAATCACGCCACGCTTGGGCACCAATGACCACGGCGCGGGTTATGGCACGGACCCCCTCACCAACAGCCGTAAACCCCCCGAGAATCGCACTGCTAAATAAAATACCCGATCCCAGGATCACAATCACTGGGCTCATGGCCGCAGCTAAGGCTAGGAAGGCGAGGACAAAAACTTTGGTAGTTTCGGACCATTGACTGATTCCCCTTGCAAATTCAGAGAACCATTCAATCATCCGCTCTACTGCGGGGATCACCGTGTTCAGGATCGTTGGGGCAAAGGAGGAGAACAGTTCAATGGCGACATTCTTTATCTTATTCCACACCACTTGTAACTGGTTAGAGAATGCCTGCATCTGATTCCGGGCAACGCGGTCTGTCGCGCCCCCTGCGCTGAGCAGCGCATTCTCGTATCCCTTCATCTCCTCGCCCATGCCCCGGAAGTACTGGACCGCTGCACGGGTTCGGTCAGTGAATCCCATCTCCTTAAACATGTTCGTGATCTTGAGCACCGACATGCCTGACATGGCCTTATCAAGATCGACGATGATACTGGACATGTTCCGCATGTTTCCCGACGCGTCATAGACCGAGACATTGTACTTTTTCCACGCCTCCGTATTCGCTAACGAGAACCGAGCCAAATCGCGTAGGACCATGTATAACTGCTGACCGGCTAAACGTCCCTTGACGTTCTGGGACGCCAACGCCATCAATGCCGCAACCCCCTCCTCCACGGTCTTGTTATAAATGCGTAGCTGCGCACCGGCCTTATTATTGATGGCCTGGGCGAAGTCTTCAATGGTGCCTAGCGCACGGTTATTCGCTTCGGTCAACACATCCGCAATACGAGCCATTTCCTTGGCGTTCTCGATGGGGTCTTCCATCCGCATACCCAAGGACTGTTGCGCGCCGGCTAAGTACTCTGTTGCTTTGGCCAGGTCCATGACCCCGGCCTGTGCAAACTTGGTCGTAACCGGCAACAACTTCATCGACTCCGCTGCGGTGTACCCGGCCGATGCCAAGTGATAAAATCCTTCTGCGGCTTGTTTAGCGGAGTACTTCGACGTCTCGGATATCGTTCTCGCGACTTCTTCCATGTCCTTTCGGATTTTGGGCGTGACCCCGGACATGATCGCCAATGACTCGGTCATGGCCTTATCGAATTCTGCCCCGAACTTTCCTATCGCCATCGCTGCCCCGATAATGGGCAGCGTGACCCCGGCCGTCATACGAGAGCCGAGGAAAAAGACTCGCGAGCCGAACCGCTCAATTTCTCGTTCGGCTCGCGAGAATCCTGACACTAACCCCGAAGTGTCAGCGCCAATACTGACGAAAATCGATCCGACACTGGTGCCCATCCCCATTAGTCGTCACCCGCCTTCGGCATCCCCACCATCGGTCGGCCCAACACTCGTACCGGAATGAGAGGATCTCTGACCGTGCCCATGTGATTGACCAACATGCACACCCACACACAGTCTCGGTCTTCAGCTGAACGAGTACGCCACACCCACCCTCGGTACAGTGCCCCGTACTCGGCTGGAGTCATACTTCTAAACTCCCGTGGTTTCAGCTCTAACGGACCGAATGCAAAGGGTTCATTCTCCGTAATCCATGCCGACCACCGAAAATCTAACTTTCGGTATTTACGGCCTCGTCCTTTACCGGATCCGGGACTGGTGTCGGGGCGTTTCCCTGGGGGGTACTCCCACTTGTATCTTCCTTGTCAGGAGACCCCAACGCGCCTTGGTCCACAGCAGCTTTGAATGCGGCCTGCAGTGCTTGGGTGAGGTCGCCGCCCTGCTTGATGTAGGTTCCAATCAAGTCACCCATGCGGTCCACAGTCAGTCCACGGTCCTCATGGCGCAACCCTGCCCACAGTAGCGCACGCGTGGTCGCAAAGATGGCTTTGGTCTGCATCAGCTGGGCAATGCCCATCCCGACTTCCTGTTCGAAGTCCGCGAGAGCATTAAGGTCGAAACGCAGCGCACGGCGTTTGATGATGCCGTTACGGTCGCGTTCGAAAGACTCAAACAACGTGAACGGGGTTTTCTCAACTAACATCACGACACCCTCCTTCGGATGGGTACCACGGATCCGTACGGGGGGCAATGACTCCACCCCATGCGGGGTCACTGCAGTGGCCGTACGGCCGTTTTATGGGCCGGGGGATACCGGGATATACCCCCCACCCGTGATCGACGCCTACAGGGGCGCTAAGCCCCCGTCCCGTGGCGGTATCGTTACGCCACCAACCGCGACAACGCGCCCGCAGACCGGAAGGATGCTGTGGCCGTGCCCAATGCACCCACTTCACCGGTCAAGGGCGGGTACGACGCCAGCACCGCCAACCCCGAGAAGTTCGGGTTCGTGGCACCGACGCCAGCTGTCTTGTTCGCACGCACAATGCAGGTGAACGCTGCCGCACCCACCAATGGGAATAGCGTAGCATCGACGTTGGCCGCAGCGTAGTCCTGGAGGAAATTCACCTCCAGGGTCCAGTTCTTCAACCCCGGCTTGGAAGACCGTGTTCCGCTTGTGCCCATCACCGTATCATCCAGGATCTCGGCTTCGTACGTCAGGGTCACTGACTTTACGTGGTCGCTCAAATCTACTGCGTTGATGCTGACGAACGCATCGGTGTACACCATGGTTGCCATGACTGTCTCCTCCTAATCGTATTAGAGAATCCCGAAGGTCCAGAACACTGTGAACACCGGGTTCGTACCCGAGATGGTCCAGCTCGCCCGCCAGTACGTGTCGGTCTGGGGGCCAGCCGCTTCCTGCCAATTCGCGCCAATCGTGGTCGCGGCCGGATGCGAGAGCCGAGTGACAGGGGTTCCGAACCCCCCGGCATCATCTGACTGGATGATGCCCGTGAAGGTGGGCACCGCTGTTCCCGCAATGGCCGTGATGTGCAAGGCGCTGTACATCCGCTGCGCCGCGCTGACCGCCGTGATGAGTCCTCCAGAACCGGTACCTGACACTGCCTTGTTTCCCGTCGCCATCACTTGCCCCCGGACCAGGGGCGTACCAGCTGCTCGGCCTTCCAGTGACGTGCGGATAATGGCCCCCACCTCTCCGCTAACGGGGCTGTACGATGCCTGCACCGCTTTGACGCAGTAAGAACGATCTCCCTCAGCATTGCCCACGGGCGCAACACTCATGACATCGGCTACTGGGTTCCCGATTCTCTGGAATAGCGCATCGTCCACGGCCGACTCCCAGAACATGTTACCTGAGATGGTGAACGTCTTCAATCCGGCCATTGAAGAACGAGTCCCAGATGTGCCGAAGACTGTATTGTCCAGCATTTCGGCTTCATACCCGACTTCAATGGACGAATGATACCCGCTGAGGTTGTACGCGCCCATCAGGATTTTGGCATCCGTCAATACCAACGTGGCCATTACTCCTCCTCCTTCACGTCATCCCCGGAATCAAGTCCAGGGTGAGTAATTGGGGCAGCGGCCCCGTGATTCGCATCGACCGATGCTGGGGTAACTTCTTCGATGGCCCCAATCCTGGTCAGGAACTCCTCCAATGTTGCGGACATATCCGCTTCAAACGTATCACCAGGGGCATGAGAACCTTCAATGGCGATAGTTGACGACCCCACAACTAGGTAGCGTTTCACTCCGTCACCTCCTTCCCACAAACTCCGCACAGTTGACGGCGCAGATTCCCCATCGTAGGCGTATGCAGTCGGTGGTCTGATGGGTGGTCGCACTCTCCAGGTGCTGTATCTTTCATGCCCGGCGGAGGAGGCGTTGGCACTCCTCCAGTGTCAGGTTTCTCCTGCCTGACCATAGCCTGAAACATATCAATACTGTGGAGCAATGCTTCTGCCGAAGCCCGTGTCGCCATTAACTGCTTCATGATCAAATCTTCAATCACGACCGCCTCTTCGTGAAACGAAACATCAGGGACCATTGGTGACGGTTGTTCTCGTCAAGCCCCCGATACACCGGACCATAATCGAGAGTCACCAACAAGTACTCCGTAGACCCCATGGTTCCGCTGTAGAAATCGAGTGCGTCGATCACTGCTTTGACTTTCGTCTCTCCATCCGAATGACTCGCGTTCCGCACCACGATTTGAATCGCAGGCACATCCGCCACGGGCGCACTCAACGCCGCGCCCATGGTCCGAATCGGGGACGCCGCAGACGTCTGCACCACCGAGACCGCGTTCTCGACCCCCATTGGCAAGTTGTACAGGAACAACGACGTGCCCAGGATGCCAATGCTCTTATTTACGAGATACGCACCCAGTTCGGTCATGGTGCTCATTTGGCCCCCGCTTTCACCAATCGCGGAAGTCCTGTCCCAGCCCCCAATCCACGCCGTACCACTGATTCAATCATCGCCCCCACAGCCCCGGCCTTTAATACCTGTGCCTGGAGACGGTCAATGACCCGTTTCGAGAAATACGGTTCATACTCCAAGTACGAGTGATAAAGGTAGTGGTCACGCGCGGACGGATTCTTCTCGGTTTTAATGTCGAACCGTTTTCCTTCATTCTCATGAATTGCTGCTGCATACTCTACCGTGTCATCTCCGAACGTCACCCACCACACGGACCGCTGTTTCTGGGTAAAAGAAAATGACGACCCAGACACGGAGACCTCAACATTCACACCGGGGATGGACGGCCCCTCCAACACATCCGATGCTCGCACGGTACCGGTACTGGAAAGTGTGCCCGTATCCGTGGGACAATAGACTTTGGCCTGTTTCAGAATGGCGTCAGCCCCTGCTCGGCTTTGCATCGCGCATTCCATCACTATGCCTTTTTCCAAGTCCTTCACATTACGGACGGTCAGATTTGCTCCGGAGATACTGACGCCACCGCCACCACTCAGCGAGGATTGTCTCGCAGCTCGAAAGAGATTTTGAACTTCCTGTTGAATCCCAGTGAGTGGCATTACTGACCTTGTCTATGATACATCCAACCGCACTGAAGTTTCGTGTGGTGATGTCCATCTTCATCCGTGACACGAGATACAGCAAACAGCAATGGATAGCGATTCAACCATGCCCCGTCCAGGGGCAATTCGACTTTGTCTTCCAACCCGATGACATCGGCCCCAGAATTGAGGAAGATGTCAAATACCACGGTCATATCTTGCACGGTACTTCGGCGCAGGGAAAGATTCTTCCCCACAATCCGGCACGAATACGCTTTGCCCGTGACCGAATGTGACGGCAAGCCGCTGTCGGTGTACCCGCTCCTGGGGTAAATTGTCACCGAATGCGGCATCATCGTCAGAAATTCGGACTCAAACATACTACGACCCCGTGTTCGTCATCATGCCCCGCACGAACTCCGGCTGGACCAGGGACGTGTCCGCTGCCGCTTCTTCCTTTTCAGCGATACGCACGCCTCCTGCAGAAGGAACGGACCAGGGTTGGACCCCTGCCTGGGCGTCGAACGAGTCCGCCATCGCCAGGTAACTTCTAGATTTCTGGGACGCGAGAATCTTGAGATCACCGATCCACTTATCCGCATATCGGCTATACCGAGCAGCTAATGCCCGACACGATGCCGCAGCGGTCTGGTACAATCCATTACCATTTGAGGTCAGCAACCAATCAAGTTCTTCGTCAGAGAACTGTTGATCGGAGGCAATGGTGTCTCCGATCAACAGGCGGAGTCGATCACGACTAGTCGCTAGAAGCGAATCATACGACCAGCTCACCGTTTCTTCCCCTTTGCCGTCTTCCGTACCGGTACATCCGGTACGTCAACTTCTTCAGCGGACGCGACTTCTCGTTCCGTGGCGGGGCGCATGTACCGTCCCTCAACCAGTTTATCGCTGAGCCGCCATTCCGACGCATCCACCAATTCACCCACCGTGTACTGGCGGTTCCCCGGACCGTTGAATGCTTTCTGAATCACACAAAACATACACACCTCGCTGCCCCTCGAGTGGTTAGTACGATGACCCCTTCACATACACAGTCAAGGTGCCGTGGGTCGCAGACACCTTGGGTTTTACCTGGACCTTCCAGTGCGTATAGAAGGTCGTGGATGTCTTCAACACCGGGGACGCCACGGTGACATCGAACTCGGCTTCAACCGTGGTCGGGTACGTCAGCCCCCCATCCTGGCTCCCAAAAACAGTGGCTACCAGCGTGTTCGTTGTGGCTTTAAATGTAAGGTACTTGGTCCGAAACACGTCAATCGGAAGAATCCCCACATCCACCAAAGTGTCAATCGTCGTCGTCCGCGTCAGTAGGTCAGAACCGAGAACAACGGCTCCTCGAAATCGGATATCCATCACGGACCTCCTTTACAGGCCAGTCGTATGGATACGGTACGACACCTTGACACGCCCAAC